GTATTATACACACTCTCAGCAAGCTGCTCACCTATAGATTGTAGTGCTCCTGTTTCAAATTCTGCAGCACCACCGGCTAGTACGGTTAATCCTCCCTTGGTTAGGGTACGACCTACACCCTTGCTCATTAAATTATTAAGGTCTTGTCTTACAAACTGAGCAAAAGTACTAGTTCCTGCAGTTGGGTTGACTGCTCTGACTTTTGCAAACTTAGATATAGCCCTTGCAGCTAAGCTATTAACTAAACCACTAGAGTTAATTATGTTTCTAAAACCTATATCCTCTAACACAGCAGTAACAATTGCAACAGGCACAGCTACAGCTCTTTGCTCATCCAAGTCTATGTTGTCAAAGTTAGGATTGTTAGCCATCTTATTCATCTGTGCCTCATTAGACTGAGACATTAACCTTAATATTCTTGTGGCTTTGTTGTTAACTTTTCTATTCTTTAATAATTTTTTACCTAGTTGAGGACCATACTTTGCAGTAAGTTGTGCGGCTTTTTTAGGACCTGATTTTATAATACCCACAAAAGCAGGTATAGAATAAGCTACACCATGAAATGCTTTCTGTATATCATTACCATTATTTTTTATTGCCTTTCTATAAGCCGCCCTACCATCTGTTTCTTGACCCACATAGGTGCTAAAAAAATCTCTAAACTTATCACGAGTCCCCTCTTCTAAATCCATCATTCCAACCACGCCTGTGTATCTGTTCCTGCTAAAGGCTCCACCCATGGCAGTACTCTTTGCTTTCTCGTAGTCAGTTATTGTTTCAGAAACCATTATATCGTCCCTGCCTTCCATTAATGAAGACACTTCTGTGTCCTCGTATTCTCTTAAAGCTTTAGTTGATACGTCTTCATATATACTTTCGGTTAAAGAATGTAAATCATCTCCATCTGCGTTCTCGATATTCTCTAATACAACCTGTAAATCATTTGGATTAAATTCCGATAACAAACCTTTAAGTTTCTTTTGGTCTATTACATCAAGTTCTTTTTTTGCAAGCAAAGTTTTTATACCTCTTAGTACATCATACTCATCTGAATCTAAATCAAGCTGTGCTTGCAAAACTCCTATAGTAACCCCCGTTTCATCAAAATTAAACCCCTCTATATTATTTGTTAGCTGTGCAACTGCATAATCTACGTGCTCATCTGCTGCAAACCTGCTCTCAGATGCATCAAAGTTTTTAAGCTTAGGTGCAACATAAGTACCTATCTCTTCAAAAACAGATAGAAAAGCTCCACCTACACCTCCCATTACAGAAGTAAGGAGACGTTCTACTGCTTGACCCTTATCACCTGATGTGTTTTGCATTAAGGTATATTCACCTACCATCTCATCAAGCTGTGCTCCTTTTGTTACAAAAGATTTCTGTCTGTTAATTAAGCTAGTTCGTGCAGAATCTAATACCTTAGAGGCTTCTTGGTATTCTTGATATAGTGGATTGTTAAGTAGCTCGTCTGCATTTTTTCCTGCAAAAGATTCTTTATAAATTCTAGATAGTCTTAGTTTTTCTGCTGAATAATTTCTAACATCATCTGAAAACCTATCAACCTGAGTATTAAACAAAGTATTAAGCTTTACAAGCTGCTCTTTGTTTTGAATTTTGTTTAAATATTCTTGTTCGTTTTTTGAGGCTTGGTTAAACGCCTCTACTGATGCTTTCTTATTCTTAATTAGAAACTGACGAAGCTCTTCAGCTCTACCCTTGGCTCCTATTTCTAATGCGTCTGCAAAAGGCAAACCAAAAGCATCTAATGGTACTGTTAACTCCTGACCATTAGCAGACTTAACCACCATCTTATCTCCTATTCCTGCCTCCTCAAAATCAAAACCATACTGATTGAATTTGTAATTCATCTCACCAACTACCTCGCCCTCTTCTCTATCTCCTGTTAATTCAGAGTCAATTGAGTTGACGTTGGCAATAAATACATTTTCTCCTAAGTCTTTATTATAGTTATCACCTAAAATAGAAGTCGCAAAGGGGTCTGAGGTATCAAAGCTATCCTTTGTAAGATAGGACTCCGATGAAGTATCGCCTTGAGAATAACCTGAAGGTAATTCCCCACCTCCTTCTGTCTGTGGTAGAGGAAATAGTTCGTTTGGTACTTCCTGTGGAAGGTCCGGGTCTGTCTCGAATGGATTTTTTTTTTCAGGCACAGCTTCAGGTACACCTGCATCAGGATTTATAGCAGAAGTGCTTACGTCCACAGGCTCAGGTGTAGTTTCAAAACTATAGGTACTATCAAAAACATCTCTAGATTTAGTGAACAAACCCTCTGAAGTTACCACTCCAAAAACTTTATCTCTATAAGATTCGTCTTGATATTCTTGTTGAAACACCTCAAAAGATTTTGTAAAAAAACCTTCGCTAATTAAAACGTCATATAACTTTTTTAATTCGTCCATCTATTTATTTATATTTTATTTTTATTCAGGGTCTAGTATTCCACCGCCACCTTTTCCTGACTGTTTTCCTCCGATACTACCTCTTATAAAGTCTGATTGCGAATCAATCATTGCGGCAGGTAAATTACTCTTAATAAAATTACGTAAATCTAGTAGCTGTCTATCCATAACCACTCTATCACTATCTATTACAAACGTAAATGGCTTGTCCCCTTCCTTTGCACCCGGCTTAATAATTTCTAACTCTTCACTAAAGCTTCCTGCGTTGTTAATTGTAAATCCGAAGCCTTCTAAGAATGGTTGTAATTTATTTTGTACTTCCTCATCATCTCCTATTAGAGTAGGTCCTTCCTCAGTATCCTTTAGTAATATATTATCAGCTGTTATAACTGTATCAATATATCTGTTACCATACTGTTGAGTTGTCTCTTGAGATGAAGTTCCTGCACCTGTACTTGATTGTACAATAGAACCTAGCTCAACAGTTTCACCTGCTTTGTATTGTTTTTGTTTGACATAGTCGTCATAGCTTGCTTTAAATTTTTCTACTCTACCATCTTCAAACACCACTTCATAAACACCATCTGTGTCGGTAGTTCTAGTTTCTTTTACCACACCTGTTCTTAATCCACCTGCTAAGTCAACACTATCTAAAATGTTTGGCACTCCTGTTAATAGTACAGCTGATTTAGCAAACGACTCAAAGCCCATAAGTTGTCCATTAGGTCCAACTAAAGGAACATCTTTAGTGGTACCATCGTTCATAGTTATGAATATTGAATTACCTTTTTTCTGCACCTCAGAAACACCATCAAAGTTATCTCTAAAATATGTCTCAGCTGCTTTAACAGATGCTGCATCACCATAGTATATATCTGATAACATATTAAATGTAGTCTTGTCTTCGAGTTGTTGGTCTTTTTTATTAGTAACCGCTTGAGGGTCAAAGCCTCTACGACTTGAAGTGGTGGTTATTGTCTTATCAACACCATCATTTAGTCTTTCTATAATAGCATCCTTAACTTGCTTATATTGAGCCTCGGTAAATTCAGGCTCACCGCCTCTATTGTTTTTTCTGTCTAAAAATATTTCATTAGCCTTACGCTTTGTAGAGTCAGGCTCATATGTATACGTGTAGGGTTTATTGGTTGTCGGCTCTATAAGACCCTCATTAGTTAATATAGATGTTACATGAAGTGGATTAGCCATCATAGCATCTGCAGTATATCCTGCCCACTCAAAATATTCTTTTAGAACCTCATCATTACCTGTGTATCTTCCACCTTGAGAAGAAGTTTTATATATCATATCAAGACCACCTTGTCCTGCATACTTTACGTCTATCTCATCTATTATTCCTAGACCATCTACAGCAGCCGCAACGTTTTTTCTTACATCATAATAATCATACTCTCCTGCAAGGTTACCCATTAATTCAGGTACAGTTTGAAATGAGCTAGGGTCGGTATCCATCTTTCCGTCTTTCCATAACCCTATTGAAACCATTCCATTACTAGGATTAATTAATGCTTTAGAGTTTCTAAGGTTATACAAACCTTCAGCCTGTTCCATCTTCCATTGCTCTAACATCTGTGCTCTTTTGGATGGGTCAGCAGCATTGATGCGTTCCATCTTAGTCTTATAAGCATCTTGGTAAGCCTCACCCAACTTAAACATTTGTTTGTTAGATGAGTTTAGGTTTGCTCTAACAATAGCATAGTCACGAGGTTTTAAAATTCCTTGCTTTAATAATCTATCTTGTGTTAATAAAACTTGTGAGGCATCTGAAGTATAGTTAGCTACAAAAGTATTACCATCTACATATTCTCCTGATGGTGCGTTATCTAGGTTTTCAACCATCTCACGAGATGCATCTGCAAGCTCTTTCTTTTGAGCCTCTCTAGAGGCTACCTCAGCTTTTAATACATCTGTAAACTGTGAAGCAACTGCAGACCAATCTATGGCATTACTTGCCTCTCTTTTTACGTATCCAAATTTTGTTGCCATATTTTATTTTTTAAAAAGGTGCACTAGACATTAAGATATTTAATGCGGTTTGTTCTTGAGGAGTAATTGTACCTGCTGTTTGCTTAGCTTGCAGTGCTAGTATTTGTTTTTGTCTTGCTTGTTGTGCAGGAGTTTGACCGGGGGAAAAGGCATTCTGTCCTGCTGTTGCTTGTCCAAAGGCAGCTTGATAAGACTCATTACCAAAGATTTGCATTTTTTGTTCATCACTTAAACTTCTTCTGAATTTTCTAAAATCAGAGTTGCTTCCTGCTCCTATAGCTGCAGGGTCAAAATTGGTAAAACCCTCACCTGCTTCTCCTTGACCTTTAATATCTCCAATATTAGAAAATTCATCGGCTGTAAACTGAGTATTTCCTAAAGCTGCTTTTTGTGCTGCTGTCTGTTGACTATATAAAGGCACCAATGACGCACCTGCTTGTACTGTATTTATAGCACCTTGAATCCCTTGGGCTGTTTGTGCCTGTGCTCGTTGCTCTGCATCTGCTGCTGCCTGTTGTGCACCTGCTATTTCACCTAAGTCTAATTGAACATTTAAGTCTCTTAATCTTGAGTCTTCTTCCGCTACAGCTTTGTCTATTGCTTGTAGCTCTTGACCCATAGCTGTACGCACCTGCCCTTGTGCTGCTGTCTGTGCTTGTTGTAATCTACCTGCTGTAGCTGCCACACCTCTTTGGTCTCCCTCTTGTGACGCTTGCAAAGCTGTAGCTCCCTGCTGAAGGAGTGCTTCTCTTTGTAACTCATATGGTTCCTTCTTAATAGAAAGCTCTTCCATATAATTTATATCTAATCTTTTTCTTGCTGTACGCATCATAGCGTCTGCTTTAGAATCAGCTTCTCTTTGTGCTCTTTTAGATTTTCCTGCTTGAGCAAAAGAAAATGCAGTTCCACCTGCAGCTAAAGCTACTGACGCTATACCTAAAGCCAATCCTGTCATCTGTTGTTGACCGCCTTCTTCTACAGCTAATCTAACTATCTCTATAATTAATCCTGACATATCAATTGTTTTTTTAAAATAATGTGTTCAGGCAAATCCATATAATTTTCTGTATAAATATCTTTCTCTGCCTCTTCTACTGTTTCTTTATCAGTCTTATAAACACAGGACCAAATGCAATCTTCGTGCATATACGCAACTCTTTGTGTACCTGCCTCTGTTTGTACCACCATAGGTGCTTTGATTCTTTTTATCTCACCTGTATCTATTAGCACAGACATCTCTCCCTTCATAAAAAACGAAGGATGATTTGTCAAGTGTATAAAACTTACCACTAAAGACCCCTTTGGCATAAACAATTCTCGTGTATATAAACCATCTTTTATATGGTGCGTTACAGGAAATACTTCCTGCATCTCATCAGTATGATGAGTAACAGCTCCGTTAATGGTTTGCAAGTTCTCTTTAAAATCAGCAATTGCCTCCCACAAAAGTCCTCGGTCAACATCAATTAACTCTAGAAAATGTTCAGCAGACTTTTGCTTTTTCTTAAAAAACTTTAATATACCCATATATCATACAAAGATACTAAATTTTAAGGAAAACTTTTCATTGCTTCTGACTCAACTGCAAATAGCTCTGAAGCTGTAGTGACATCTAGGGTTAACTCAAACACGCAGTAGTGTCCTAAAACACCATGTGATTCTGCTGTTGGATTTTTAATAAAGAACCAATAGCCATCTACAGTAGGAATAAAAGTAGGCTGAGGTGCTCCTGCAAAACCACCTGTTGCTGCTGCTGTTGTGTTTATTTTAATATTATTTTGCCCTGCAGGAAGGTTAACTATGGTTTCTGTTAAAACTCCCACAAATTGAGGTGTATCATAATTAGGTCCTGCAGCATAATACATATAATCTCCTGCGGTAATTATACTTCCTACAGATATATTGTTATCAAAACCTACAATAACAGCTGCAGGAGCTACAGAGTTAATAGCATTGTTTACGCCAAGCCCGTTTACACTTCTTAGCTCCCATTGAGTTTCATTAGTATCAGGTCCTGTTGGTCCATCGCTTCTAACAAACCCAAACCATGCCCCTTCTTTTTTCACAAAATAATTTACATCTATCTCACCATCTAATTGTATATCCGTAAACAACTTAGCATCCCAAGCATCATCGCTTTCAAGGTTTAATGTTTTAAAAATTTTATTTTGTAAAGGCTCTTGATTAAAAACACTTGTTATTCTAGATGGGTAATTAACTCCATAGTAATTATTTCTTGACTCATTTGTATTATGTCTCCATAGATTACCTCCATTAAAGCTATATAAATATTGATTCATTCCTTTAAGAAACTCTGCACCATATGAATAGAATGATGGAAATCCCTGTGAGTCTTCACTATAAGTTATAGTCGGTTTGTTTATTTTAGTTTCGCTTATGGACATGGTGTTATGTTTGCTATTACTCCGTTAGTGTTTACTTCTACAATTGCTTTTCCTGATGGAGGATTCATTACATATGTACCTGCAGGTAGCGGTGTTAAACCACTACTGTCTTGGAAAACAAATTCATTTCTTTGAGGTTCACCCGGAGTGTTTCCTCTATTAGGTGCGTGAAAAAAGAACGTAGGGAATGAAGTTGTCGCACAATCATCTGAGCCTAGGTTAACAGATACTGAAGGTAATGCAGCAGGGCAATTTATTTCTAAGCTCCAACCCGTACCACAGTAACCTACAATTTCCACTTCACACGCATCACTATTATTATTTACCCTAGGAACCACTAGTGTAGTATACCCCGGTCCTGCTGCATATAAAAACACATCCGCAGAAGTACCTGTTGCGGTTCCATTAAATCCAACAGAGTCAAAGACACCTGTTGTAGCATTGTATGTGAACTCCTCTAGACCTGAATACCCCCCACCATCTAGGGTTGTTCCCACTCCGGGAGAACAATCATTAGCTGAATTACCCGATATAGTTAAATTACCTGCTGCAGCTGCAGCATAACCAAATATGTTTGAAGTAAGCTTATTATATACCACCCCATCAAATGTAGCCCTAATACCATCAGGGACGCTTACAGGGTCGAAGTAAATTAGTATGGCACCAAAGTCACCACCTGTACTAAATGTCAGCTTATAAACTCCTTGTGAGCCTGACGCAGCAATAGCAGAATCACAAGGTGCAAAGCACGATGGGCATGGGGTTGCTATTGAAAGGACACATCCAATCTGTTGCCTACATACAGTACCATCAGAATAAAATCCATCTGATGCACATATAGTTAAGTCCACATCAGTATATACTGCAGATGCAGTTGATAAGGTTGGTCCATCTATATAATAATTTCCTAAGCTTGCTGCCATATCTTTTATTTATGTTGGTGTACAATCACACGTTTGAAATGTTACACTAAAGTTAAGAGGTTCTTGAGTAAAATCTTGAAGACATACTATCTGTACACCCCCTGCTGTTATATTAAAACTCTGAGCTATATTAAAGCAATCTACGTAGGAAAATAATTTAGTAGTTGCAGTAATGTTTTCCACAAAGTATGCGTTACAGCATTGTCCGGACTCATTGCTTTCTTTAGACGCAGTAACAGGGTCTAATGTTGTAGCTATAACTTCGTACTTACACCCTATAAATGCACCGCCTGTTAAACTAACAAGTTGCCCTATGTTTTCTCCATCAAAACTTATGATTTGTGTATCAGGAGTACCTGTGTTTGGTTCTTGACATCTTTCAACTATTAAATTTAAAGAGCATCCACACAAGTGAGTTGCTGTTATATTTGTTAAAGTTGAAATACTGTTTGCACAAACCTGTATAGATTGCCCTGCAGGAACAGTTCCGCTTTGAACAGCTCCTAAACAATCTACATAACTATAAGTACCCGATGAAAGACCATTTGCTGCAAATTCATATTGGTCACATACTTGGTCACAATCTGTTTTTGTTCCTTGTATGTTAGATACGGTATCTGTTACACTAGCTTGAGTCACAGCAGTAACCACATATGTACAATTAGGATTAGCTGTTAGGTTAACAAAAGACCCAACAGTCACACCTGAAGTAGGAGGTATTATCTCGGTCAATGGACTAGTTGTAGTTGATAGTGAATCGTAGCATAATTCAACTAATAAGTTATCTGTTGGTTCCGGGTCAGGGTCACACTCACAACAAGCCTCTGCACACGAAACATCTGAGAAACATAATTCTATAGGCGTTGGTTCTCTATAGTCCCAAATTAAATACAAGAATTCATCACTAGTATTAGGCATAGGAAAGTTAGACTGATATGTAGGTGCCGCCCCCGATATAGGAGTTGATATTGTTGCAACATTTAATAACGCCTGAATTTGAGCAGGTGTGTTAGTATAAAGAGTTGAGCTTCTGTGATATCTAAATTTATTCAGAGCAGGATTAAATATAAAGTCATCACCTAATGCAGAGATTTTGTTGCTAATAATTCTTACAGTAGCACCATTGGCAGGAATTAAATTTCCACCTTGAGGTGCTGATGTGGATGTATATTGAGAAACAATCAAGCCTGTTCCACCATTAAATTCTATTTGTTCTGATTGTAACGCACTAGTAAACGTACCATCAAGCCAACGATACTCGTTATGAACAAACTGACCCTCCTCATTGTTAGATGTTATTGCTACTTGAATAACAGTTATTGTTGGTGCATCGGGACAGTTTACAGTAATCTCTACTAAGGTGCTTGAAGAAGAACCGTATGCTCCAAAATTAATAATTAATTCTTCTTCAGATACAAGGTTTTTATCAAATGTAATAGAAACCAATCCATCCGATGTAATGTTGCCGCTTAAAACCACAGCTCCATTGTATGTTCCTGTATAAGGAATAGGTGTTCCGCTATAGTTTGTAACAAAAAATGTTACAGTAACAAGACCTACTAAATTACCAAGTTGATATATAAACTGTTCCGAATTACCATCTAAACTTATGGTTCTTGAAATACCACAATTTATTTCTTGTGGTGGTTGCGGTATTCCTAAATCAGAATTAGTTAATACGTATTCATTCATGTATGGGTCATAGCCACCAAGTTTAAAAGTGTCAAAGTCCTTAATAAAAAAATCTCTAAAGAAAGACCTCATTCCAAATTCAGATACAACTTGAAGTTGTTCTGATTGAGCTGAGCTTCCCTTTAGTTGAAGGACTGCTCCACGTTTTGCATCTGTAAAAAATTTATCTGCACCCCAAACAGCATAACTCTCAGGGTTATTACTATTTCCGTAATCTTCTATTCTAGCAATTTGTGTTCCTAAAACTTCAGGCACAGATGTAACTGCTCCACCACCTGTGGAATCAGATAGTAAGTTTTTACCTTGTAAGACATAAGAAATTTTGTCTTCTTGAAGAACTAAAATATCAGTTTCTCTACCATCTAACACAGTAATTGGACCATAAGAATCCTCAAGCGGTTTAAAGTTTAATAAGCCTAAGTTAAATTCGTTTAGTTTATTTAAGTTTGTCTCATCATTAAATACACCACTATAAGTAATGTCAGCAAACCTATGTGCTTCCTTGTAGTCTTGAGCTGACGTGCTTGTTACTCTGTTTCCTAGAGCTAGAGGCTTACCTACTATAGAATCTTCTATTTTAAAACTTTCAACTCCATTTCCAAACGTGTAACAATTAAAAAATTCTGTATCTACAATAGCAGGTACTGCATCAGTTTGACTCTGAACATTGCCTTCATGTATTGCTCCGCTTAATGTGGTGTAATCAATAGTTATATTTGCTATGCTTGAAGGAGGAGTGCTTGGACTTACTACAGCTGAGTTACAATCTCCATAAACTGTTGTTATTCCTGCACCGGGATTTACTGTTACACTTGTGGTAACTCCTTCTACATCATAATCAAAAACTATAGGACTAGGTTCAACTGCATCTACCTCTAATTTTATTTCGCACTCTTCAGAAAAAATTTTAAAAGTTGTAGGCGACTCATACCATAAATCAGGCAAGGCATCTTGAGGCTCTGATTCAAAAACTATCAAAGCGTCTGACCTTATTATAACTATTTCTACATCTAGATTTGACCTTCTGTTTCTACCTGCAAAAAGACCACCACATCCCTCTGTACCTGAAAAAGCCAATACTTGCTTACCTGATAGTTCATCATTAGGTCCTACATAATCACAAAACTGTATGTAATTAAATCCTAGAGCACAGGGAATAGCAGGAACTATTACATCATTCCCGAAAAAACTTAATGTTTGCCAAGTACCTACTGCAGGTAGATATTCAAACTCTGATGGTGTATCATTCGTGTCTGTTCTACACTCGGATGTACTTGTCAATCCCCCTATATTATCTCCATCCCAAAAAGCTTTTAAACTAGAGTAGTCTTGACTAGCAACAACCTCGGTTTCCCATATACATTCTCTTAATTCACACGCATTTCCACCGCCTCCATTTCTTTTATTAATATAATTAATCTGAATTGTAGAGCCTTCAGGAATATCAAAAGGAATAAATGCAAATGTTGAAGGGTCAAGTGGGTCATATGTTGACACATCAAAATCAGGGTTTGGCAAAGAGCACACATTTAAACTCACTAGTGGACAGCTTCCTTTTGAGTTCGATGACTTGTTGTCCTCAATTACAGGATTTTCCCCTAAACTAGTTGCTATTTGATTTGTTGCAATTCTCATATAAGTTCCTCCCGGAACTATAGCTTCATTACCTGAAACATCCGCAGGTGGTGGTTGAATAAAGTCAGCTAATTTAGCGTCTTTATCTAGAACTGTTACCGTAGTACACCTTTGCTTTGGACCATTAGTATCTGCTTTAACTAAAAGCTTATCTCCTATTTCAATTTTTTGAGAGTTTTCACCATTAAGTAAAAACCAAGTTGACCCAAGAGAAGCGTCTCTAAAAAACAAGTTGCTATATATAATGTCATAGTTTTCTTTATCAGGTTTAATACAAAATTTATAATACTTCGCCCAAGCAGGAGGAAGCTGTGTTGTAGGTATTGTTACCTGTATAGAATTTTGGTTTGCTAGGTTTCCGCATGGAACATATTGTGTATTGTTCTCACTAACTAAAGCTGTTGTAGCTCTTGAGAATTCATCCATATAAATAATACCAACTTCATACCCCCTATTACTATGTAGGCTTGTGGCGTTTGAAATCTTAGTATACTCAGCTTCTGCCAAACTTATGGTTAAGTATTCATAAGCCACATTAGCAGGGTTTAATTGGTCAACATATTGTAGTGCGTTTATTTGTATTCCTAGTACATCAGGAGTAGTTGGTGAAACTATAATATCAAAAGGTTGAATTATACCTGTAATACCACTTGCTTGTTTTTGATAATTAACATCAAGCAAAAGTTGAGCAGCACAATTAAGTTCATCTGTTAATGATATTCCATCACATGCATCTAAAAAAACAGGCTCCAATAATTGTATGGCATCAATAAAATCTTGGTCTTGAGCCAATTCAAATATATTGTTGTAGTCTTGTTTTAATCTATATTGAAAATTTAACTGAATAGCATTATTTACTTCCGTTAGTTGGTCAAACGAAGCGTCCCAAGAGTCGTGTATTAAATCTAGTTCAATACTTATTCCTGCTCCCTGCACTAACTCCAATCCTGTATAGTCAACCTCTACAATAACATCAGTAATATTTCTATTAGTTCCTGATATTGTATATTGCCCTGCTGATTTTGTTGCCTCTAGTACTCTAAAATCAATAGCTTCACTAATAAGCTCTGTGTTATATTCTAGTTTTAATGGCTCTCCTGTATAGTCTATTAGGTCACGCCCTTCAAAATAATTACCATACATTAAACGATTACCCATTAAAGTTTGTGACTTAGCTTTTAGTGGTACGTTATCAAATAATCTTAAAACTTCTGTATCGGCTAGCACAGTAAATATTTTACTGTTACTAAAAGTATATAAGGATTCTGTGTTGTCAGCTATACCAAGGTCAGCTTTATTAAGCTTCTCTATAACTTTAATAATATTTGTGCTTATATCTTTAAATAATAAATCTATTCCAACAACAAGTTCCCCTCCACTATTATATGTTATCTCACAAATATTCGTAGTATTTAGCATACCTTGATTATTAGCCTGAGCTGAACTATATTTAAAATTACCCGGAATAAATGAGGGTGGACTAAATGGGGATGTAGCAGAGTATTCATTATCTGCATATCTATATCTATATCCAAATGATACGAATCTATTTTCTAAATAATTGTTTTGTCCTGCTCCTTTTTTAGGCTCAATCAAAGGAGATGTGTAGGGAGGTCTTTTGATTACAAGTATAGCCTCTGCTGAAAATTGGTCAACAAAAGTAGCGGAAGGGTTTTCATAATTTCTATTAACATTAATAAATCTAGGTGCATTAAAGTTGTCTGTAAAAAACAATAGTTCACCTACAAAGTCTACGCCTAATATTAAATTTTGTTTGTCAAAGTTTAATGTTGTATTAACGCCACCTCCATCATCTAAGCTTATTATGTGGTATGTTAGTATTTCGTTCTTGGTTTCGAATGAAACTACCATGTCACATTTACCTGTTGCTCCTAAAGCAAAAGAAGGGTCATGAACAAACCAATACATTGTCTCTTGCTCACCTAAAGCAAATGCACCAATGCATCTTGCATCAGAAGAAAGCTCCACTCCATTATATGATAAAGTAGTTAAGGATTCATTTCCTTTAGAGTTTTCTACCGCACCAATCTCTGAGGCTTCAGTTGAACCTAATCGCACATTAATAGCATCAATGTACTGACCATTAGGTAAGAGTCTTTCATCAAGACTCTTATTCATTTTACCTGCTACAAAATTTCTTTGTACGTTTGCCATTCTATTTTATCCACTTATCTTTACCCCTCATATTCATTAATAGTCTGCCGGGATGAATATTACTAATTCTAATTTTTGCGTTTCTTAATAAGGCTTGTTTGTTCTTTCTCACCCTATTAACAACGTACTCTTGGACACCTAACTTTGAACTTAGAATAGCGTATTCAATATATGCATAAATGTATTCTTCAAATAATTTATTAACACTAACTAAAGAGTTGTCTCCATTTTCCATTCCATCAGAAACATATTCTAAGATACATTTTTCGTTAGACATTTCTGAGCTAAAATTTATAACCCCCCCTTTTTTATTTATAGAAAAAGTAGGATTAGCATTTGCAGTCTCTGTGTTTAAGCCATACCTTGCACCTATACCATAGTCAAAATACCAACACCCCTCGTAACACCATCCTTCTTCTCCGTTGAATATACTATTTTTATTTAGATAAATACTTTTTAATCCTCCCGTTATTCTTTCAAAATCTAAATCAGAATATTGTGGTTTTAAAACATTTCCATCTACGTCAAATAATATACGACAATCATTATCTTGTAAGTATGCGTCACTCCAATTTGTTTGAATGTTTTCAGTAAGAGGATAAAGTAATCCATTTTTAAAAACAGATATCCTTACCCAATTTACATAGTCAGAAGGTAATACAAATCTTAAACTATTACATACATCTAGTTCTAATATTTTTATTTCTTTAAAGGCATCATAATTTAATTCTTGAATACCTCTCTTTGCGTGAAACAGTATCTTAAATCTTTGCTCATTGTTTACCAAGGAATGATTTCCTGAGTACATCAATAAGAAGTTAGTTACAATATCTTCTAAGCTTACATATTGATATGACCCCCAATTAGCATCTTCAGGTGGGTTGCCTCCGTTCTCGTAATATTGATATGGTGTTATATACATAAACTATTATTTTTCATTGTTGTCTTCATACTGCTCATTTGCTTGTGCAAATTGTACCGCAGCTATTTCTCTTATTGACATGCCTGCGTATTGTAGTATCTTCATTACCACAGTTGGTTCGTCATCTAATGGTATCTCAAGGTCTTGATAAGATGGGTTGGACTGATTAAATACAGGCTCGCCTCCCGACAAAGAAGTGTATGTCCATTGAGGGTCAAAGGGATATCTTATATACTGACAAATAACTTGTCCCGGATTGTTAATCGTAGGAGGGAATATATCGCTAGATAAATTCTCTGTTGTGTATGCAGGGTATCCTAGACTTGGTGAAGTTAAGATAGAATTATTTAATAAAGTTATCTTACTGTGTGTAACCTTTTCTATTTCTTTGTACTTGTACTGCTGATATATAGTATAATCTAAAGGTTGTGTATTAACTACACTAGGAGATATCCTCAAACTTGTCGCACTTATTACATCAATTATAGAAAGGTTGTATGTTATACCACCCACTACTATTCCTACTATGTCTCCAACTTTTACCCCTCTTGAAATAAAATCTGCTCCTGCATCTATTATTTCATTAACACCAAAACCAAAGCCTGTCGTGGTTCCATTTGCTAGAATCACATCATTAACAAGCATCTTATTAATTAAAAAATAATCGTTATTGGTAGTCAATAAAGATGGCAATAAATAATTATTAGTGCTTGGAGTACTTTGAGCTAAAGGTAGTGTTACTGAAAATGTATTGATTACCTCCTCATATCCTTTTGTGATGTCAGCGTATCCTGTACCTGACATTCTCTTATTTTCTTTGTTTAGCTGATAGTTGTATTGATAAAAATAATCTTCAAATATATCTAGCTGTGCTTGCTTTGCAAACAGATTAAAATCTTGTGGAGATATGTATCCGTAATTATTTTTATTAAGAATAGCTAATACCGTATTTCGTACCGAGTTTATCATTAATAAATTATTTTACACAAAGATAAACAAAAAAAAAAGACCCCTTTGTTTTAAAGAGGTCTCCTATAATTAATGATTATAATAATCTAACTCAATTGTTTTTCTAAATATTCAAGTTTCTCAACTCCTTCATCAGATTGAAAGTAAGAAGAAATGACGTGCATTGGGTCTTCACCAAACGGTATTGTCAATAATCTTTTTTTGTTTGAAGGTAGATTAAAGTATACATCTTTATTTTTATTTCTGTACGCTAATAATCTTTCATCAAAACATTTTTGAATTGTAGAATGTAATTTTAAAGAAGGGTCATCTAAAGCTTGTAGAAATTCTGCAGGATAGTTTCTTGCATAAACCAACATATCTCTTTTTAACTCAGCAGTAGACATCTTTGTAACATCTCCTCTAAGAATAACTCTACCTAAAGATTCCATTTGGTCAACGTTTAATTGTTTTGCTGCAATTAATGCGTCCACTTCTACATTCATTAACTCTACTTCCTTAGCTGCATCTTTTGCAGTATCTACCTCTTCAAATTTTACACCATTTAAAGGATGATATGCTAAGAATTTTTGTAAAGCTTGGTTTTGTTTTGGAACTCTAAGTAATCCTGACTCAAATATAACAGGAGTAACAATTGAGTTACCATCTTGCTCATCTTTAAAAGGACTCATCTGATTTGTTGCGTATCTAATTTCTCTGTTCTGACCTGTTTCTTCATCGAAGTAAAGTAATGGTCTACGCTTTGAACTCTTGGAAGGAAGCATGAAACTTAATGGAGCCATGCCTCTAGTCAAACGATATACTCGTGACTTAATTTCTGTTTTTGTTTTCATTATAATAAAAATTTAATTTGATTTAAAAAAAAATAATTACCCTCGCCATTATGACGAGGGTAAATATTACTACCTATTACTACTCTTCGAATAATACAAAGTTGTTTGCACCCATAACACAAACACATCTTTCTGATAAGAAGTTTACTCTCATCTCATCAATGTCTGTGGTTGCTGCTCCACCTGCTGAACCTGTAATCCAAGTCTTGTAACGTCTGTCTTCAGTTTCTGAAGCTCTGTAACGTACATGAAGGAAAGGACGCTTAGCGTTTTTACCAAGTACTTGGTCATAAACACTTGTTGAACCTGCCGGTACTAATAAACCTGTGATAGCACCTGAACCTGCAACAACAGGGTTGGTTGTTAAACCACCACGCATTGTTGGGTCGTTTAGGTACTTCCAATCAGACTTGTAGAAATCGTAACCTCTACGGAATCCTGTGAATCCTAAGTTCAAAGCCATTTCTTCATCGTTATCAAATAGTCCGTAAGACGTACCACCTGCTCCGTAAGAATTTTGAGCCGCTAACATGTCATCAATATCGAATCCAAATTGTCTGTTAACAAAGATTACGTTCTCTTCAATAGAACCTTGCTTGTCTAGTCTGTCAATTACTGCATCAAAGTCAGCTAAAGCGTCAGGGTTTCCACCGCCCCATAAGTTACCTCTTGTTCCTACAGCGTGGAATACACCTTCTGAACCAATGTAACCTGCAGCTGTTGCTCCTGAAGCTGCCTCTGCAGGTACTGCTTCAATCATTGCTGTCTCTAAGTAATCATCAAAACGTAAACGAGTTTCGTGCTCAGACTTTAGGTACCATAAGTAACCTGAAGCACCATCTTCTGTTGTAATTTCAATCCATCCTATCTGAGCCATATCAGAACCATTTACTAGATATGTATCTTTTAAGATAATTGGATTGTTTTCAAAGATGTAGTCATCAGATTCTAATGAACCATCCATTCCTGCTGTTCCTTTTTGGAACTCAGAACCATAGATAAATACAGTTACATCACCGTTACCAACTCCTGTTCCTGCTGTTACTAAACCTGCAGCCTCATAGAAAGCTACAGAGAATTGTAAGATGTTACCACCAACAGCTACTGCTGTGATAATACCTTTGTTCTCACCTGTACCACCATTCTGATTAATCACAACAGTTTGACCAACTCTAAGAGCCGGTGCACCTTGTGCGTCAAAAGGATTGCTTCCTGTGATTACAGTACCTACAGGGTTTGCACCTATAGCTGTATCATTGATTTGGAATGTTGCTACGTTAGCACCTGCTGCTGCTGCTGTTCCAACATCTGTATATTTAATATGTAATCTTCCTTGTTCTGCCCATTTGATAAGGTCAGAATTAGAAGGCATCTCAGCTCCTACCATTCTTAAGAATGAGCTAAGGGTTCTGTTTCCATAACGTTCAAATTCTTTTTCGTATGTATCAGGAAGATACTGATTTAAGAAATCAAAGTTAGTAATGTAATTCGACTCCAATGGAACCTTCTGAGCACTAGGCTGTAAAGAAAATCCCGGAGTTGCGTTTAAAGCTCCTGCCATTTTTTTAATTTTTAATTGTTAATTATTTTTTATTGCTTCTAATTTTAAGCCCCCTCCCATCACTTGGGTTGATTGCTCTAATTGTCATACCATCCTTCTTTGTAACTTGAGGTGCATCCCTCGTAGACATATTAACATTTTTCATTTTCTTTGTTACATCTGTCGTTCCATCAGCTTGACCTTGTTCGTAAAAGAACTTAGCAAACCTTTCAGGATTTTGAGCAATCGAAACTGCTCTGTGGTATCCTTCTGCGTCAGACACTAAACCTGTTTCTTCATCAATAAACCTTTTAAATAAGTTTGATGAATCAGAATTCAAGCGTTTAATCTCATCCACATTCTTTGTAGGCAAAAAAGTTACTGTCTTATCTTCCCCAACTTTAAAGTCAAAACCTTTGAACTCATTGTGGAAAACTTCTTCGGTTTTATTTAAGAACCAATCTCTTTTTCTTTTTGCTTCTTCATCGAATGTATTAGCATCCTTCACATATGTATTGTAAGCTTCGAGTTGTTCCTTTTGCTCCTGAGAAAAAGTTGCCGTACTTGACTCAAGTGGCTCTTTGTACATCTCTTTTTGCGAATTGAAAAACTTTTTGGCTTTACCAATCTCTTTTTTAAAAGCTACTTTCTTTTTCTTAATTACATTTTCCTCATCAAGGTCTGCATCATAACTAAAGTCATCCATCATATAATCAATGTCTTCAGCATCTAATGCATCTTCTGTTGCGGAATAGTATTCTCTAAGAAGTTGCTTTTCGTCCATAGCTCCAAAGTCTCTATTCAACTTTGAATAGTCTTCGAAACTACGTCCTGTTTTTTTTCTGTACTCTAAATACGCTGCAACGTCTTCAGGTATTTGTTCGTTTGCTTCTTTAGCGGCAAACAAATCATCAACTGATGCAACATCTTTATTGTATCTATTCTTAATAAATGAAAGAACGTCCTCCTCTTTTAACTCTGAAGTTTGAGCGGCACTCTCTTGAGTAGCTTCTGCAGGCTGTGTAACTTGATTAGCTTCCTCTTGCGAAACTACAGGTGTTTCAATCTGCTCAGCTGTCTCTGTGTTGTTAGCAGCCTTATCTAAAACTGCCTCTTCTTTTTGAGCCATAGATTTTTCATCTATAGACCCAAGGTCTTTTACTTTAATTTCCATTTGATTTAATTTTTAACAAAGTTAATAAATATTTTTCGTTCAAATTATTTACTATCTTGGGTCGAACTCTGCTAGGTCAAACCCATCTAAGCTATCTTCATTTGATTCGAAGTTTTTAGGTGGAAGATTATTCTTCCTTTGATTTATAAGTTGTGATTGCTCAGTATTTTGCTGAGATATTCTTTTACCTTTAGCGGTCTCTCTTTGAGTCTCTCTACTTTGCAATGCATTTTCAGTCATACCATGTAACTGTAGATTGTAATTAAACTCTTCTGCCATTAACATCTTCTTCAACCCTGCTTCGTTGTTCATTTTCTCAATCTCAAACGATATCTCAGCTTGCTTGAGTTGCATCTTGCTTTCCATTTCCATTTGTGCTTTCTGCATTTCAGCTTGACTCTTAGCTTGCATAATTTGCATTTGTTGTTGAGAGGCAGCTTGTTGTTGCTGCATTTTCATTTTCTGCTCTTGCTCTTGCTTTTGCTTACGCTTTAGTTTTAATAATTGATTAGCAAGCTTTAAGTTTTTTAATTCTCTTATATCAATTGCATCTTCTAGATTGATATCGTTTTTAGATAATGCCATTTGAATATTTTGCTCTAGCTGAGCCTTTTGTTCTTCATCAGGTGCAACATCTATAAATATACCAAAGTCATATATGTACAAGTCTGATATGTCATTTAGTATACTAACATTATATTTTCCAATCTTATTAATGAAGTCATCTTTAAAGTCAGAGTATTCTAAAATATCTCCAACTCTATATGTTAATGCTTCTGATAATGTTCTATAAATATATAATGCACCATCAAGTATATGTCTAGTTGCTACGTTAGAATTTAATGCTGCTAACTTTTGTAGACCAACTAAAGAATTAGGGTCAGGGGAAGAAGCATCTCTAGCCTCATTTAATCCTGTTACTTGTCTAATCATACCTAAGTAATGATTATAGTTAGCGATAAGCATTTGTGTTTTCCCTGCTCCTGAGCTAGTGGTTAGTTCTTTTATAGGAACCTTACCTTGATTGTAATCTCCTTCTTGAGTATAGCTTCTACCAATAACAGAACCTGTTTGGAAATATAATCTTAAAGCATCTTCAGGATTATATGCACCACCGGTACCTAAGTCAACTTCATTTAAACCATCTGCGTCAATATACACACCATCAGGAACTGTTCTAGCAATAACTTGTTGTAGCTTTAAGTGAGTAATCTGAATTAAATCTGCAAAAGGAATCATTCGTCTAACTAAAGACTCTATATTTCCTTTGTACATTCTTGGTGCTACTGCTACATAATTAGGAATAGCATGTTGACTAGCTGACTTAGGTCTTACCATGTTTTGAGCTAAATCCCATTTTAAAACAATGTTGGTTCCCATAACCATAACACCTTCATACCATACGTCAATAGTCTTTTCAATTTTTTCAAAGTTCCCATCTTCCATTACTTCAACAGGTGGGTTGAATTGGTCATCCTTTTCGATAACCTTACTACCTCCTGTTGCCATAATTTTTTTCTTGTATACTATTTTTTTAGTAGTCTTATAGTTGAAATACAAAAGAGTACAGGTATCTCTATAGAACATATCGTTCTCATAATACTGAGCAACATTGTAATAGTCATACCAATTTTGACTGTACTTGCTTATTTCCTCTAAGTCTTCATTTGTTAACTCAGGGTCTATTTTCATTAATTCAATAATCGGTAATGTCTTTACCTCGCCCCAATAGAAACAATCCTTAAAGTGAGGGTCTTCTGTGTAACTGTAAACAACGTTAGCAGGGTCAACATAAGATACCTCGACACCTGAGCCTAATAAAAATTCATGCTTAGCTATACCTATTCCTAATACTGCAATATCATAGTCACATCTTTTTCTTAAATCAATATAATGATTCTCTTCAAAGATGGTATTAATAGCTTCTTCATTAGCTATCTCTATTGAAGGCTTGTAATTAATTTGCATGTATAATGAAAGCTCCTCATCTGTTTGTGGGAGTTGGTCAGGGCTTACAGTAAAGGGGTCGAATCCTGATTGCTGCTGAACATCCATTAAGAAGTCTTTAGCAACCATCTGTGCTTCTACCATGTCTTGATACTTACTCCTTTTAGATTGAGACATTGCATCTTGAGCATATGCCTTTACCTTGAATAATCTATCAGACATCCCATTTACAACTATATCTACAAATTTAGGAATGATAGGTACAGGAGTCCAATCTAAGTTTAGATAACTTAAGTCACCATCTACTGCTATTTCATTCTTGTATTTTGATACTGACTGCTCACCCCTTGCGTATAAACGTAGTCGGTGAAAGTTTCTGAATTGATTGTAAAATCTACAACCTGACCCATCTCTTCTAAACCATTCATATTGTATAGCTTGACCTATTTGTAATCCATACTCTTTAGTTTCCTTTTCAGCGTCAGATACAAATTGACTTGGGAAAGCTGCAGATTTTATATTTACCTTTACATCTTTCATCTAATTATTTCGCTTTGTATGCCGGTATTAGTATACCTTGCAAAGTTAAGTTTTATTTTTGACTCTTTTCTTTCAGTTACATATAAGTGTTTTTGACATGCCATTATAGCTAAACCTGAGCTAATACTAGCATCATACTTAGTTCTGTTGTTAATATCAAATTTTGCCCAATCAGTTATAGTTCTGTTGAATGGCATAGTTCCCATCTCATCAGCAGGTCTAAAAACAGATTCAAAATCTAATCCTATATATTTTTCTATGTATGACTCTATAGCAGAAGCATGTGCCTGCTTAACACCTTCACTCGTATTTGGAATACCCCCTAATTCTTTTTCAGTCTTAGATAGTTTATTAAATTGTTTATCAGGTCTATTGATACAATACTTTCTATAGCCTCTATTTTTAAAATGATACAACAAACGAGGTTTATTATTCTCTACTAATATAGGCATTCCATAAAAAACACAAGCCATTAATACATCTTCAAAGAATATCTCGGCTGTTTGAGGTCTAGCTACATACTCTAGAAAAAATTCATTACTAGGTGCATCATCTATATTAAACTTAGTTAATCCATGTAGTGCTCCGTTGGAGCCTCCGCCTCCTACCACTCCACTAATATCATATGAGTCACACCCAAAAGCACCTAGATGTTCATTACCGGGATACTTCTTTCCATTTTTCTGAATAGCATTGTTTTGAATATTAGATGATGGTAACCAAGAAATATTAAACCTACCTTTAGAGTCAGGAACCCAAATAACTTTAGAGTCTTTTATGCCGTTCTCCCATATAAACTTACCTCTTGTTATGTGATGCTCTTTAATCATAGAATCATTATAATCTATTTGCTGATATAGCTTAGTAAGATTAAATATAGATTGCTTACTTTCATCTCTAAATGCATGAGACTCAGTGCGAGGGAACTGTCTGTAGTATTCGTTTAGTGCGTCTGCGTCTCCCTTCAGAGAGTCTACTTCTGCTTGCCAATAATCTATAGCACCTTGGTAAATCATTTCACCATCTATTCCTTCAACTTCATGAGCAGGATTTTCTAAGACAGGCATTCCGTACCTATCTATAAAACCTTCCATGTTCCATTCCATTGGGATGAAAAGTGAATACATACCACTTTTGGTTTGACCATTAGCGTTTCGTGTTCTCACATCAGAGTCTTCATATAATTTTTTAAAATTACTACCACCTTTATCTAATGCGTTTGATGTAGAACCCATCATGCATTTTCCAATTACCCTACTACCTAAACGTAAACAAGTTTTAGTTACCCTCCAATTATTTAATATGTTGTTTGGCTTAACCCACTTTCCACTTTCATCATGTACTAATAATAATAATTTTTCTCCATCATAAGAGTTGTCATCTGTATTCTTCCAATCAATAGTAGTATCTAGTCCCTCCATATCATCATCAAATACTTCATGCATATTTTTCTTTGTAATCTTAGAGGCAGGTATTCTAAAAGCTAATTCAGTTTTAGGTTTATCCATACCATCCATAATAGGCTTAAAGAAAAATGGTAGTCTGCTATTTATAGGGACAACCTTATCAGTAAACATCTTCTTAGCATCAGCCCCGGTCTTAGATAAGATACCTATCCTCGCATCTTTTGCTAAAGTGGCTGTGTTAATACATTCAGCTGAACCCATAAAAGAAAATCCTGAACGTCTTATTTTTAAATACACCATTCCAAAACTTCTAGCATCTGCTTTGCAAGCCTCCCAATATATAAACAAGGCTCTGTTTGCTTCTCTAAAATCAGGAGAACCGACATCAATTTTAGTCCACTGAAGATACATGTAATGAGAACCTGTTATGTATGTAGGTATACCCCTATTGAGAAACCAAAAGCCATCTTCTCTATAATCAAATTCTTTTTCAATATAATCTACATATTGGTCTTTAAAAGAGTTAGGCATTTCATTCCATTGAAATATAGATTTTATTTTTTCTAAATTACTTGGTAGTTCTTTTTTTTCCCAATATTGATTTAGTTTATTTTCATGTCTTGAGTATACCTCTTTGGGTTTTTTAGGTAAGGCTATTTTTAAGTTAGAGATTTCTATTACGTTTCCTATTTGACCATTGCGAGATATAATAACTACATCATATTTTTTGTTGTACCCATAAAGCCAACTTCGCCCTCTGTTTTTATTTGAGAGTACGTTTTTAGGTATATAATTTTTTAACTCCTTTATCATTTAGAACGTCTTTCAGCAAAGCCTTGTTTTGTCATGGGTTTAGATTGTCCCATAGATATAGCTTCCTTCTCTGCTTCAATTTTATTTAGTATCTCAAAAGCATCCATGATACATAACTTTTTAGTGGCAGCAGCGTTCTTTAGCCTATCTGCCGATAAGTCATCTTCAGGGTTGTGTTTTATAATATCTTCTTTAGCAACTTTAATAAGTTGTTCCACAGCTCTGTACCCTGCTTGAATTATTTTTAATTTAGTTTCTTGAAGATTCATATGCAATAATATTTTTAGACCTAATCCTGTAAAGTTTTTTTTCGTTAAACTTAAATTCATATTCTGAATCAGGCATAAACGTAACTATATCTCCCTTCTTAATACCATGTTTCTCTATAGAAGAACATGTGTATTCCATCACACCCATTAAAGGTTCGTCAGAAAAAGGTTTGTATATATATGTTTCTGTAGCAGGTAACGGAGCAACAAAACAAAAAGGTTCTACAGCATACCACTTTGAATTATTTTTGTACATATAGTATTGAGTCTCGTCAATAAAAAACTTATCGTCTTTAAAAAAACTCTTACCACTTTGTCTCCTTCCATACATGTCGTTATAATATTTAAAAACATTATGATGAACTAAAAGCGTATCTCCTTGTTTTATAGGTCCTGTATAATTGATAGGTGTGTTTAATACAACAGCTTCACGATTTGAAAAAGAAGCTGACTCCTCAGAAGTATCTAGAATTATTTCTAAACCTTCAATAGTTTTTACATTATCATACCTCCTGTTGTTAGAAGGGGTGACAATGAATTGATTGGGTGATTGCATTTAATTTAAAAATTAATATTATATTCTAAGGATACAGGCATTGTTGAATTAAATTGTTTCCACAATAAAACTTCATTCTCAATAGAATCTTCTATAAAGATTTGATAATTATCATCTTCTACATTAAACTTAATTAAGTGTATAGTGTAGTTTCCTCCAAGAACTTGTTGACCAACAAGGTAATGCATTGCTCCCGATTTATAATCAGGACCTACTGAGATTTTTCTAATGTCCATTTTAAATTTGATTTAAAACAAAGATAGGCAAAAAAAAATACCCCTGAAAACAGAGGTATTATTCGAGGGGGGTGGAAGTACGACAAACTCCACGAAGAAGTTATGCTTACAGAGCACTCGACAAACGAGTATTACTTACAGGCACCCCCAATTTTTTATCACACTCTTCTACTAATTTGTGGAGCATGACCTACTGCTATCACACATTTTTGAACAAAAGATGAACCGGTGGACTGATAAACCAATGTAACAGGCTCTGATGGTTGACCAAATATATATGGTACGGTATGATTTGTTAATGTAAAGTCAGGGTTAACAATTCCAATAACAAATCTCATTACTATTTTATTAGAAACCCTTACATCTCCTCCTGCGTCCCAAGGAGTGTTTGTGTTAAATGCTCCGTTTATAGAATTAACAGTGGGTCTAACAGCGTTCCTTACTTTGTTTTTTGCCAAATCAATTCCTATCGGATAGTTTAAATCAGTAATTGGTGTTGGTGTTAAAGCTTCCTCTACTAAAAATTGACATTGATTAAAAGGAACTTGTATATATGTAGTTTGTCTTAAAGTTGGGTCTGAGAAATCAGCTGTTGCACCCGTTGCTAATATCTTTAATTCTGTAGCTATGTTCCATTCTGTTACGATATCAGGATATTCAACGATATTTCCTGTTGCTTCATCAATACCTTCTTGACCGCCATTACCCCAATTAGTATTTCCAAATCTTGCTGTAGTGTATGTTCCATTAAGATGACTTGGATGGGTCCAACCTCCTTTTCTTTTTGGATAAATAGCAGCATAATCCGTAGTAACCTTGTTTGGTTTTTTAGTATACATGAAAAGCCTTGCCTCTTTAGTAGGGTCCAACCATGATTTATCGGCTCCGACAAGTCCTCTTATGCAGAGTTGATGATTTAATCCCCAATCTTCGTTAGGACTTACGCCATCTACAAATTTTCTTTTTATAACAAACATCTCAGGTGTCGGTATTCCATTAGCTGTTCCTACATAGCTAGCCAATCCATCAACGGTAATATTTTTTGTTGCGTCCTGTGGAGAACCTGTTGTCTGTGATACAATTATTTTATCATCCCCTTGTGGTGTTACGATTGGATATGTTGCTATCTTTCCCATTTACTTTTTTGTTACGTCACCTGTCTTCAAATTTATAATAGAATCCTTACCATACTTTTTAATTAATTCATCTTCCATTTTAGAAAACTCAACTTGTAAGCTTTTAACTTGTGAAAATAAATTACTCTTTTGTATTTCTAATTCTCCTATAGCTAGTTTGAACTTTGTTAGTTGTTCATTAGCTTGTTGTAAATCCGATAACTGTTGTTCGGTTAATTTTACATCTTGTACTTTTTCCATTTGATTTAATTGAAATATTTATACAAATATACTATTTATTTTTTTGTCTCCGAATAGGTCTTCATCATCTTCTCTCCTGTCCTTCCCACTACGTATCCCCCTATTCCTATTTGAAGTAGGGTCCAAAACTCATCCTCTAATATAGGTATTCTTAAATCAAACAAAGGTCCAACAAACTTTACATAAATAACTATAAACCCAAAGGATAACATTAAAATTGGTCTCCAACTTCTTTGTAGCCAATTCCCTTTTGCTTCTGCAACTATAATTTCAGTTTGCATTTTTTGCAGCTCTAATTCTTTTTGAATTAAAATTTGCTTAATAACATTTTCTGCTTTTATTTTTTCTTCCTTAGAAGTAAAAAGATTATCTAATCCTCCAAGTAAATCTTTTACTACACTACCGCCAAACCAATCTATTATTTTTTTCATATATTTTTATATTGAGACTGCACATCAAAACTTGGACATGCTTTGTTAGAGAATTCATTGTGCCCATGAAGCGTAGCTTCCGGGTATATCTTGTTTAGTGTTTTAATAAGCAGTAGTAAACTTTCTTTTTGCTGAGGTGTCCTAGTATCCTTTGGAGTCTTACCATCTTTCTCAAGACCTCCTATGTAGCATATACCTATTGATGATTTATTCATGCCCTTTACGTGAGCACCAACCTCATCAATCATCCTACCTGTTTCGATTATTCCATCTATCAAAACTATAAAATGATAACCACATCCTTTCCATCCTCTAGCCTTATGCCATCTATCTATTACAGATGCATTTACAGAATCATCACACTCTCTTGTGGCTGAGCAATGTATAATAAGTTTATCGATGTTTCTCATGTCAATGGTCTAGAGAAATAATAATAGTATCAAAGACGATGCTATTTTTTTTTGTTCTTTTTATTCTGTTTTATATTTGTAACAGTTTTGTGAACAGTATATATAATTGTTGCAACTAGTAGTATTATCTTCAATGCCATTTCAAGTTGTGTAAAACTAATCGCCATTACGCTTGAGTTTAATCCGTATATCTTTAAATCTTCTATCGTCATTATCTTATTTGATATTTAATGTGTAAATCATCAATCATTAATGTCGTGCCTGTGGTCCAATAATTCATATTACCAAAGAGCTACAATATTAGTTGCTGTTGTACCTGTAGCAAAAACCTGAATAACATTTACAGGTAGAACGAATCCTTCAGCTACATTTGAAAAAGTAACCTTGTCTCCGCCTGCGGTCTTAACTTCTAGATTACCTGCACCTCCAACATAAAGTAAGCATCCATTGTTGTTTCCTCCATACGCATTAAACTTACTTGTTGCAGGAAAAGCTGTTGCAGGAACATTTAATGTTAACTCGTTTCCAACAACTGATGTGATGATTGCTGAGTCTCCTCCCGGATTAACTATTATCATTCCCCTTACAAACCCTAATGTTACTAGGTCAATGGCAGGGTCAACAGTAATTGTGTTACCTGAGATAGAAACAACAGTCTGAGTTCCATCTACTACCATTATTTGCGGAATGGGTGCGTCATCACTAGGTGATACTTCCCATGCTCTACTTGTATTTAACTTTTGATATGCCATAATTATGATTCTTTAGGTGGAAATCTTTCTTGAAGTTTTTGAAGAAGGCTTTCACGTTTTTCTTGCATTGCTTGCACTTTTTCTGCTTTTGTTTCAGGTTTTTTCCCTATAAAAGGAAGGTCTGTAGGAACCCCCTTTGGAGGTACTTTACCTATAAATTTAAGAGTCTTACCTGCGTAAGGCAATTTTTCAGGTTTGTCCTTAACGATAATTACAATCTCTGAATATTCTAAATCTTTTGTTGCATCGGGTGCAGGAAAATCATCTCCCTTTACTTTTCCTTTTTTTACATCTCCTACCAATACTTCTTCTGCTACTGCCTCTCCTTCGTATTTGTATTCTACTTTAAAGGTTGCATCTATCGGTTTAAGGACTGTTCCTTTAACATCTGTTACTTTTATTAATGTTTCTTCCATTTCTTTAAGCTATTGTAAATTCTACAGTTGTTCCTTTTTCAACAATAAAGTCCATGTCCACATATGCATCACATTCAAAATTTGCAGCATCTGCTGCAACAATGTACATTGCATTAAACTCTATTGGGAATGTTGGTATGTTCTCTTGATTAATATAAAATACTCCCGAAAGAGGTCTTGCTACTTCAGTCGCATCGTCAACCATTGCTCCAAAGTTTAATGGGTTATTAGTATACCCACCAAAACCATTAAAGTCTACGGACTCAATGTTAGAGCGATTGCTTATAAAAAATATATTACCTGCTCCAACCTCAATAGAACCGATAGCAACAACATGACTTGTAGCTTCAGGTGTTAGAGATGTAATACATTTTAAATTATAAGAATCATATTCAATACCACCTAGATTATATGTGGCAGCTAACTTAGAGATTCCTGCTAATTGTGCTTGGGTACCTATGTCTAGAGTGGTTGCTCCTGAAGCTCCACTCATTAATTCTTCGTAGGTATATATTTGTCTTTGACTATTTGTTAATCTTGATGCTCTTTCAGTTAAATTCTCTGAAGGACTAATTCCTACAAACTGTTCATTACTTTGTGGTGTTGCCATTCTTTTTATTTATTTATTTATTTATTTTTATCGTATGGAAACATTCTGTTTAGTGTGTCTTTTCGAGCACCACATCCACAGGGTTTGCCTGTTGCTTTAGCAACTCTATCTACCACTCTTTTTATTCCCGTAGCATTTGTAAATTTTTCTACAGTATCTCCGAATCCTCTTGATGTCATCCTTGGTTTCATAAAGCAAATATAATTAATTTATTTTTTGCAAGTACACAGTTTGTTTGGGCAAGAAGCTACGCTAAACATAAGTTTAGATACCATCCAATTCCATCCACATTGAAACTTACACCATATGGATTGCATCCACAATCCTATCTTAACTAATAACTTTCCCATTAGTGCATGTTTGAGTCAGCAGAATATGGATGCTCTCCATAATGCTTATACATTGCTTTAGATTCGTTGCGTCTATCTTTTAAAGATTGTTTCTTTTTTCCGTTACGCATTGCGATTGCTTCATTGTCTCTTGAGTTGTATCCTTGTTTCATTTTTAGTTATTTTTAATTATTACTATGGTACTATGTTTAATACTCCTGCGTTACTCCAAATTGAACCACTAGGTAGTCCTGTTGCTGATGTAGGTATACTTTTTATTGATAAATTCTCAACAAACGTACAATCTGCTCTATCTGATTCTAGGTTACTACCTATGAGGTGTGAGTTATTAAATGTAAGTGTGTCATTGTTATCACCACCTATTATAGTAGAGTAATCCGAGTCAGCGTCATTTTGAGTTCCTCCGCCAATAAATGCTGATTGCCCTGTTGCACTATTAGAATTTCCACCAAAAACTCCTGACGAACTACCACTTGCGGTGTTGCCTATACCTCCGCCGACTGCTGACCTACTACCTGTTGCGTCATTATTATTTCCACCGGCGACTGTTGACGATAAGCCACTTGAGATATTATCCACACCACCACCTACTGTTGACCCTCCCGGGTTTGTGGTATTGCTTGCGAGGTTGCCTTTTCCACCACCAACAGTTGCGTGAAAACCTTCTGCAGTATTTGATTCCCCACCACTAACTGTTGCGTAAGGTTTATTTGCTTCGTTAGAAGACCCAACTCTTTGAGTTGATGTTTCTTGTCCGCTTCCCGGGAAGCTTCCTTCTTCAAAAATACTTGGTATACCTGCCCCGGCGGTATCAACAATATCCTGCATTGTAAATACTTCTCTTCTTGAATTTGCTGTTTCTGAACCTCTGTTTTCTGTATCTACTTCAGCTGATACAGTATGAAATTTTTGTGTACTTGGTATTGTTGCCATGATTTTTTTTTTAGTTATTTACTGCAACCAAAGTTTTTGGCAAAGTTTGCCATCTTTACTATGCTTGGTTTATACTTCTTTGAATTTTTCATGACAGAACTAGCCGCACCACATACTGATTTCTTAGGCATATTTTTTTTGCCCAAGCAGTAAACTTTCCTTGGTTAGCTTTTTTAATTTTTATATCTTCTTGTTTTGCCATAACTTTTGTTTTACAAATATACTAATATTTTCCTCGTTTATTTTTTGGACTTGACTTGGTGCTACCTCCTGAACCTGCCCATAAATTTTTGCAGCTCCAATATCTAGCAGTCAGTTTTGACTTTGCGGTATCACACTTGTGTCTTGCCTTGAAAGATTTTCTAGCAGCTGCACTATAGTTGTGTCCATATCCTTTGGCACCAAAGTGAATTAGCTTTTCTTTTCCACTCTCACAACCTTTAACCATTTTCTTTTTTCCTGCTCGGTCAGAAGGTCTAGGTTTATTGCAAGGCATTTTAGATTTGTCTGCCATTACTTTGTATATCTTTTAGTTACTCTTGCTCGTGGTGTATTAGCTACAACGGTTTTGCCGGAAGCTTTTTTCTTGCGTGCTGTCTTTGCTCTTTCTGCTTTAGTCATAGACTTGGCTTTAGCTAGTGGTAAGCAACGGTCAGGGTTCTTAGTGTCCTTGCTTGTACCACAAGCACCTTTGATAGAACCATCAAGTCCTATGCGTACCCACTTCTCATCTCTCCACTTCTTAAGCTCACCCATTACTTTTTATTAAAATTGAGTTTTAGCTAAAGGTATGGACTTTCTTACCTTAGATTCTTTAACATTAAAAATACTATCTGTTTTTTTTAAATTACTTACATACGCTTGTTGTTCTTTACACTTTTCTAAAGAACGTCCTGTTTTACCTTTACATTTACTCATAACTATTTCTTTTTAGATTTTCTATATTCTTTCATTGCTTCTTAAGCTCGCTCATTAGTATCCTTTTTTAGGAGAATACATGTTAGGGTTGTACTTAATAGAACCATTCATTACCTTAGAGAATTCACTTGCTTGTGCTTTACCCATAGCATTGTATGGAAATTCTCGTGTCATTTTTTTTCCTGTGTTTCCACATTTATAAGTTACTGTTGGCATAATTATTTCTTTTTAGATTTCTTAGCGTAGTTAGGGTCCTTGCAATACTTACTTGCAGCCATGTTAGCATAAGCAGAAGGGTATGTATCAAAGGTTCTCTTTGCCCATGCAATTCCTGCAGGACATATCTTATTTCCTTTTGTTCTACCTTTCTTTGCCATTAGTTTAAGCTATGCCATCTCTTGACATGTTATTAAATCCTCTTTGTCTTAAGTCCCTATCTTCTCTCCTTTGATTCTGTGCCTTTGCTCTCTTTTGAATTCTTTTACTTTTATTAAGAAGTCTTTTCTCTTTCTTCATCCTTCCCTCATCTAAAGCAATGTTAGACTTTGCACATACCTTGATTGCCTTTAACTCTCTCTTGGTTGCTTCTGAAATAGGTCTTTTACCTAATACTTCTTTCCTACATCTTTGACTCATATCTTTTGTTTTTTGGTTCCTTTAAATCCTTTTAATTTTGCTAGCCCCATAAGGGTGTTGCTATAATTATTCCTTGAAGGTTTTTTAATTGATGGCTTTACTCCTGCTGAGCTTATTATATTTTCAGCTTGTGAATTTTTAATAGCCATATCTTTTAACTCAGTGAACGATGCTAAGGTCTGATTAAGAGCTACACTCATAGGACTGTTTCCTAATACAGGAGTAGTCAAAGTCTTCTCTTGTTTTGGAGCTGTTGGTATTTTAGTATCTTTGGTCATAATGCAAAGTTAATAAAATAAAATTTATAGATGGATTCAGAAAATTACTTGAAGTATTGGAGAGTTGTTAGATACTATATTAAAAAGAAATATAATCTAACTACAGCAGAACTAGAGGTGTTGTTGTTTTTAAAAACAGAGGGTAGGTTTTCTCGTAATGACTTTGACACATTCAATGAAGTTGTCAGTTGGGACAAGAAACGTTTTGAAAGATTAAGACAACAAGGTTGGATTGAAGTATTTAGAAAGAAGCATGGCAAACACAAAGCACTATATCAGCTTACGTATAAATCAAAAAGAGTTATAGCTTCAGTATACTCTAAGTTAAACGGTGGAACTATTCCTACGTCTGTGTTTAGTAATAAGAGCTATACTGATAAAGTATATAGAAACCTTATAGAACAACTACGACATCCCTCTCCTGAATAACCGTAATCTTTTTTCCTTCGATTAAAAGAGTGTGTGCATTCCTGAAGTCATAGTATACCTCATCGCTCTCTACTATTCCTTGAACTTCATTACCCACGCCATGAACCTTCCCTTTATGGTATCTTCTACTTTGTGCTTCGTGATTCGTTAATAATATTCCTGACTCAGTTCTTATCTCTTCTTCTATTGGCTCGATTAAAATATATTTACTTATTGGTCTCATGTGTTTTATTTAATTATTCTAACTCTTCTTTCTATGCATTGTTATAATAGCATTGGTAGATAGTAAAGTAACTGCAACACTTATTGCATTTTGTAAGGCTGACCTTGTGACTTTTACAGGGTCTATAACTCCCATGCTAATCATGTCACCCCACTTCTCGTTCTTTACATCAAAGCCTTGTCCCCATTCTCTACTCTTACAGTCGTCTCCTTCTTCATACATAGAAGCATCCATCCCTGCATTAGCAAGTATTTGTATTAGTGGAGCTTGCAATGAAGTTCCTAAAATTGCGTAAGCAATTTTTTTTGCGGAAATATCCTCTCTCTTACTATGATGCTCGTAATCCTTCCCTATCGAGTACAAAGATAATCCACCACCGGGTAGTATACCTTCTTCTAGTGCTGACTTAACTGCACACACAGCATCGTCCACTCTATCATATAATTCTTTTTGTTCTAGGTCTGTATTACCTCCAACATATATTACACCAATGCCACCGGTTAGTGATGCAATTCTTTTTTCTATAAAGCTTCTTAATTGTTTGTCTTTGGAAATCCCATGCTGAACCCACAACTCTTCTACTCTATTATCTACTGCTTCCTGATTATCTGCTGTGTCATCTTTGATGATGATACTTGAGTCCCGACCAACTATCACCTTAGCACAGTGACCCAAGTCACCAAAGTTTATTAAGCTCAAATCATCTCCTGTCTCTCCACTAAAATATGTGGCACCTACTGCAAGAGCAATGTCGTTCATAAGTTCGTGTTGTCTGTATCCAAAGTCAGGTGGTGGAATGTTTACAATCTTAAGACTGTTCTTCATTACATTCGCTGCCATTGTATTTATGAAACCTTGAGAGCATGGTGCAATAATCATTAACTGCTTCTGCTCGCTGATGATTGGCTTGAGTACACTTTCGATTTGCAATATGCTATTTATTTCGGTATCACATACCAACACATACACATCCTCCATTACGCATTCGTCATGCTTGTGGTTATTGATAAACAAATGTGAACTCCACCCTCTGTCTATCTTAATCCCTTTAGTGCTTTCGAAAAACGTTTCGTGGTTCTTTGATTTCTCTACCGTAACTATTCCATCCTTACCAACTTGCTTGTATACCTCAGCAATTTGTTTTCCTATCTTCTCATCATTGTTCGCTGATATCACAGCTACATCTTTTAACTTACTACCGGATACCTTCTTGCCCTTCTTCGTAAGCGTCTTTATCATTACCTCACACTCCTGTTGTAAAACTTTTAAAACCTCTGTTCGATTTACACCCTCATCTATCTTAACCATACCCTCCTTGACTAACGCTTCAGTCAATACAATTGCAGTAGTCGTTCCATCTCCTGCTGAGGTTGCAGTCTTGTCTGCCGCTTCCTTCATAATACGTACCGCTAAATTCTCCACAGCGTCTAATAAGAAAATAGACTTGGCTACAGTTACACCATCTTTGGTTACTGTAATTCCATGTGTATGTTCTTGTGACTCTATGAGAACTGTGTTCCCTCGTGGACCTAATGTAGACTTGACTGCTTTAGCAATCTGTGTTATTCCTGATAGTAATTTCTCTCGACCATCGGAATCGAAGTGTAGCTGTTTTGGATTCATGTTAAATTAAATTTGATTATTTTTAGCAAAGATAAACAAAATATTTGCAACATGGAAGAATGGGTATTAAGTATTGCGTTTCACTTTCCTCATGACAGACTAGCTATCGGTTGGGAATTTATAAATGCAGACGATAAAGAAAACTACTACACAATAAATGTATTTTTATTTATAGCAACACTTACACTAGATATGTACCCACGTAAATAATGTAGAGTTTTTGTCTCCCTACTCTCTCTCTCTTATTATACACACAAAGATTTTTTTTCCATATACGAGGCTTTAAACTTAACATACTTAACATTATTAAATTAATATATTAATAATCAATTAGTTATAAAAATAAAGTCTACATAAAGTTAACATAAAGTCTACATCAACTTAACATATATAAACAAAAAAGAGGAAGCTACTATTAGCTCCCCCTATTATTGGTTAGTCAAAACACTACTAAAGCCTAACCTAAAAAAACTATCTCGATATAGTTATCTTTTAAATAAGTCTATGTTAGCTTGTGATAACTCATTACCCTCTGCTATCATTTGAACCTTATCATATCTTTTTGCATTCGCTCTCATTTGAGCTAACTTAGTAATACCCATCTCAGGTGATGGTGCCATATTAATAAGTCTTCCATCTTCTACTTTATATCCTTGCATTGATGGTGGAATATTTAACTTTCTCATAATAATAATTGTTGGTTGAATTACAAAGATAATAAATTTATTTAGATGCATATAGCATTTGGGTTATATAGCATGACACGCAAGTGACCCCCATCCCGAAACCCATTTTTTTTTGCTTTGATTTTTTCAATTCCTAATTTTTATCTCGGATTTTTTGCCGTTTTTCTTTTGTGCTACCGGTACCAATGTGCTGCCTAGCTGTGCAGCTCCCTGTATCCTGTGGCTGTGTATTAATCCTGTCCCATTTAACGTAGATGTAACCCCATTGCACTAGCCTCCCAAGGCTATGCGTATACTAAACAAAGTATATAGGCAATAGCCTTCCCTCGTTAACCCCTGCACGACACATTATATATATAAACAAACATACCCAAAAACACCTCTTGCAACTTATTGATAGTCAGCGACTTATAACAAATATTAAAAATAATTAAAAAAAAGTTTGGTAGATACATATATATAGACTAGATTTGTACCGGAGATAAACGTTCCTTGACATTTTGAGATATAACGCACTGACAATCAGTTAGTTAGCTAATTTAAGCTTTCTATCTCGCTGATAATCAGCTAGTTATAGCGTACGTTGTGTGAACAATAGTAGTACTAGATACCTATGGGTGCTATGATGATAACCAAATTTTTACCGCTAGGCGGAGCGAAAATCTAAGGGCTATTGGTGTAACAACAAAACTAACTAACACCTGCTAGAGCAGGCTAGTGTAAGCGATTGCACAAATGAGAGCAAAACTCATGTTAGTAGCTAACAGCATAAAGCCCTTTGCGACAAACACAGGCATTATTAAGATGAAAACACTACAAGACTTATTTGAATTACAAGGTAAGGCGGTACAAAAATACAGCACATCAGAAGTATATGGTGATGTGTTTTTTAGCTATTCCGGTCACGTTAACCAAATGGATGTAACCTACTATCCATTGGGATGGGACAAAAAAGACGAGGCAACAAAGTACGAATTTACTACCTATCTAACTGATGAAGGCATCCAAGCCATGTATTGGTGGATAATTGTTAACCTAAGAGTAACCAACAGAAAATAATAAATAAAAACACTATGGCAAAATTAAGAAATCACACCAAAAAAAGACAGGCAACAGCTAATGAAATAGCTAAGGCTATCATTATTGACAAGCTAGAAAACTTTTTCTACTTCACTGATAA